CGGGTGTAGGTTCTGGCGCTCTTTTTGGGCAGTATTCCCAACATATTATCAGGGAATATAATAACAAAATTGATGAACTGGGGCAAGCAAAAGATTTATTCATTGAGCCTTTCACTGAGGGATTTGCCTACAATAATAATCCACTGCTAGGCACGGTCACAGGCGGTAATCAAAGCGCCTCAGGGTGCGCCGCTTATTCCACACGCACCGTTGGTTTTGGTGGTCCAATAATGAGGGTGAGGAGAGAAAGCGATAATGAGGAAGTCGATGTGCGTGGCGACAAAAATGGTGAGGTAACTTTGGCATCACCCATATTAGCCACTGGAACAGCAAGCGTGGACGCCAACTTGGGAGCATTTGTCGGAACCACAGGAAACGCTTTTTGTTCTATTTGGTATGATCAGGCTCATACGGGAAGCTTCCGTTTGAATGCCAACCAAACCAGTGCTAATGCTCAACCCGCCGTGGTTTCCCTCGGTTCTCTTATACAAATAAACGAAAAAACGAGTCTAAGATTTGATGGATCGAACGACTACATGATAACCGATGCCTTCAGTCCCGTATTCTCTCAACCTAATACCGTAACAGCAGTAGCGGAAAACGCTGTCACAGGTGACTCGGCAAGGCGCTATTTATTTAACGGAAGAACAAGTTCTAATCGTAATTTTATAGCTAAGAGAGAGAGTGAAAATTGGTATGCCTATGCGGGAACGGTTATTGAAAGTTCAAGTGTCGTGGATTTAAATCCCGCATTACTTGTTGCGGAATTCAATGGCGCTCCTTCCACCGTGACAAAAAATGGAAGCATTATTATAACGGGAAATTTAGGAAGTGACTCGCTAGATGGAATTACCATAGGGCAAAACTATGGTGGCATCGGTAACCCTTGGTCGGGAAAAATTGCTGAACTGGTTTGTTGGAATGGTCTTGCGTCAATAAGCGAAATTGGCGATAATGTTAACGGATATTATAATATATATTAAAATGAAATATTTGGTATTTAATACAGAGGAAGCTGCGGCTAATCGCACTAATCAAGAAGCTATAGCCCGTGGTTGTGGCGGCACTTCAACTAAATATTGGTGGGTAAACCGCGAAACACAAGATAACAAATTCGCTCTTCTTATTCCTGAAGGCGATTATGGCACTCTTACTCCCGCTGAAATTAGTCAACTAAAGGACTCCGTAACCTTTCCCACTCCTGTAGGGCCGTAACTATACAGTTTCTAAGGGTATTTGGTATTTAGCGTAAGGTAAAAACCAGTGCTCGCAATGCTCAAGGACATCCTTTAGCAACACCATTGACATCAAATCTTTCCTACCCTTACGCCGATAGCCTTTATATAGGCAAGCATTTACCTTGGTGACTGTTTCTCGTAAATTGCACTTTTGTTTGGCTAGGTTATATAGGTCAACATTTTTGACATGTAAAAAGAATGCACCAAAATCAAAGGCAACCCAAAGAGGGGTTCCATTTTCATTGCACCAGCCTTTTTTCCCATTTACATTCAGGAACTCCAATAATATTTTTCCTTCTCGGCTAGAATTTTTTAAGCCTTTTAAATCAACAGTTTCTCCATTTACTACGAAATCAACATGACCAATGTCCTGCTGTTTCGATGTTTTTTTAATTGTTAAATTAGCCACCAGACATGAGTGATGGTAACGCTCAAAGGACTCATCCATTAGCTTTTGCGAATGAGCCACATGAGTGGAGCCTGAGAGACCTTTTGCTTTATTGGAGATCATGAGAGTATAGTAAACCCCCTTCTCATATAATTCAAGAAGATAATACAACAAAAACCCCCAACCCAGACGGGATGGGGGATCTAGAGACTGATGCAAGACCAGTCCGTAGACTATTTCTGCTTGGCTTTACCGACGTTCAAAGCGGCCCAATCAATAACTGAGTAGAGTTTGGACAAAAACGTTCCCTTTTCGGGGGTTGGGGTAGCAGCAGCAACTGCGGACGCAAGAGCGACAACAGCCGTCACTACACCGAACCAAGGGTTATCCTGAACTAGTTGTAGAATAGTATCCATGCCTATATTTACACCAAAACAGAGAAAGATGCAACTATGGTCGCCCCTGTCCTCGATATTTTTTCTTGTAAAATTTGCTTGTTTTATTAAAGGAATGTTTACTTTTAGAGTGAATTCCCTTATTGCGTTGCCTTTTCGGCTCGGAGTATATTGATGCAGTTCTTGTGGCCATTTATTTTGTATTGTGCGTTAATCTTTTTTTATATCTCCAAAGTTGTCTGTGTCTATATCGGAAAATATTTTCTTAATTCCATCAGGAATCTGTCCCTTAAAATCAAAAGGAGCAGATGGAAGCTCTACGGTAGCAGGCGCAATCTCTAGTAACTCTCCGCACAACTTCAACAATTCGTTTCCAGTGATTTTTGCCCCGCGTTGAATAAGAAACCTCAAAGCAGATACTTCCTTATAAAAGAAAACATAATCATTATTTTGGGTCTGCTTCCGCTTATGTTTTGAATCGTAAATAAACGTCTCGAAGGTTTCGTAGCGATGATCTTTGCCTTTTAAGCGGTCTAAGCTGCGCTCTAAAGGGTGATAGTTATCCTCACCTATTGCAAAGTTTAGAATATCTCTCTTGTCTACTTTGATCTTTTGTGCCATGAGTATGTGTCATGGTAGCGGTAAAATGAAGAATGTCCAGTAAAATTTAGAGTATTCTTATCCTGCTCCTAATCTTCGATACATGCCGTCTTTTTTCAAGCACTGAACCTCCCTCGCGACTACCCTCACCGTTGGTATTTCCCTCGATTGTGACAACGTAACCACTTAAATCCATATCTTTTACTGCTATACCAATATGAGAAAAAGTAAAAATAACAATATCGCCCGCCTTAATATCATGATTAGTAGGCTTCCTGAGTTCGACACCTTGCTGTTTATTTGCCCAGTTTTCAAAATCCCAAGCTGCTGCTGTTTGTGGCCGTTTAAATGATACCTTTTCATCTTTAATTGCCTCTCTAATTAACCAACAAATAAAAGCCGCACACCAAGGCCATCCTTTGCTTGGGTCAAGCCACGTTGCCGCTTTATATTTGTCTACCATCGGGCCACAGTTGCTTCCGTCTACTTCAGAGACACCTATTTGTTCCCGAGCTAAGGCTATCATTTTTTCGGGAATGCTACTATCGGAAGGTGTGGGGCTTTTAGTGGAGAGCTTCGCTAAGATGGCATTCCAAGTTACTGGGCCATCAGCACCATCTGCAAAAACACCCAAGAGATTTTGGACGGCTTTAACTACTTGTTTTTTTCCTTTAAAATCCATAATCAGCTACATCTTTTGCTGAATGAAGCACAAATGGACATTACTCCACAGAGAGCCATTAATGTGTATATAAATTCTGCAAATCTATCTATTTTTTTATTTAAAATAGCAGCCTGAGCTTCATTATGATACATTTTTGTATCCATAATATTGTTAATAGCTTCAATGGTAGGCTCAGTCATTTCATACATCTGGGGGATTGACCCTTTGATCTTGTCGATATCTCCCGCCTTAGCCCAATCAATCAATTCATCGACATACAGGCTTATTTTATCTTCCTGAGCAAAGACAAAATCTGCGTAAGCTACCTCCTTAGGCGTAATATCTTTCTTGTAACCCTCCAAATATTCATCCTTGTAGCCGCTTTCCTCCTCAAGAACTTCAACCATTTCTTCTGGCGACATAATTCCATGTGATGTTTGAATAACAGAATTAACAATTATAACACCATACCAATCAAAGCACATACCTATTTCCATGATAGATGATTCGGATTGGCGGGCATTTTCTTCCAATGTTGTTTTTATGTCATCGTTTAGCTGAAGACCTTTCAAACCAAAGGCCAAGCAAATAAATGACAAACAGTAAACTATAAATCTAGGTTTCATTTTTTTATGAATTCAGAGGGATTCTTTTCAAATTTCTTGCCGAGTCTAACTATGCCGCCAATAACCTCAGGGCTGACAACCCCAATTATCCCATAAGCAATCGCTTTGGTAAGGGAGGAGACTTCAGTTTGCTCCAGCACGAACCAAGCTATGCCAGCAGCAATCGCTGCTGTAACGATTCTTTTAAATTGTTGTTTTGCTGATAACCCACTATCACCCGATAAAAGTCGAGCAAACATTGCTGCTGCACCAACCAAGGGGACTAACCAACCTCCATTAAGAAACTCTTTTATAATAGATTTTTCGGGTTCCATATAAACCTTATTTACACTTTATAAAAAAAAAGCCCCCCTTTCGGGAGGCTTTTAATTTTATTTTTAACGTTTTAAATTAGAATTTAAACGTCAATCCAGCACTCCAGAAGATTTCTTCGTCAACTGCAAAGGTGGCAACATCAATGTCGTTATCGGCATAAGCGCCCTGAATATAAACATCAGTATTGTCCTTCAGTGCATATGTAGCCTTAACTCCAGCGTGAATCGCGTCATAAGCGTCAAACCAACTGCGAGTAACAAAAGGTGACAGGGTAAGGTTCTTGATCGAAGGAATGGCCAAGTCTTTCTTGACGGTTACTTCAATACCTTCCCAGTCATACTCCAGATCACTCCAGAAGTGAACGCCAACATCAGCAAAAGAAGTGGCGAGCCATGCACCCGCACCTACCTCTTCAGAGGTTGGAAGGACACCCTCAAATTGATGGTAGCGGAATTGACCCTCTGCCAACAAATTCAAAGAACCAAGCTTGACTGATCGTGAAAGACCAACTCCAAAGTGACTCTCAGACTCGCTATCAGCAACCAAAGAAGCAGAAGCGTTCAGGCCAAAGCCTGCAAATTGCTGATTGGTTGACAATGTAGTTGAGTAAGCGTCTTTAGCTCTACCAAGACCCCGATAGAACTGCTGATCTTCAGCGGCAAAATCAAGGTTGATATCTCCCGCATTACTAAAAGTAATGCCCAACATGGTTATAAAACCGAGTATTAATTTCTTCATATCTCTTATTATGACAATTTTGTCATATTTGTCAAGTTTTTCTTTACACATTCTATTCCATAAAAGTCAAAAATTTCCAAGGCTTTCATGTCTCGTTCGTATTCCTCTGCGTAAACGACCTTGGGAATATCATACGAAGCTATCAATGTAGCGCAAGATGCACACGGCAAAAGGGTGACTGCCAAGAGGGTTACTTCGCCCCTTTTTACAAGGCTCAAACAGTTAGCTTCGGCGTGAATCATGTAAGGTCTGCGTAAATCCCTATCTTTCCAGAAGAGATCCACGACCTCCTTCCTCGGGGCTAGACCATTATAGCCCAACGCCAAAACCATATTGTGTTCATTTAAAGCGCAAGCCCCGACTTTCATGTGGGGGTCTTCACTGCGCTGTGAGGCTGTAAACGCAAGGCTTAATGCGTATTCTTCCCAAGAAAGTCTCATGGCAATCTTCCAGGTCTACGCAAGACAACCGCGCAAATATTTTTTTTTATTTGGAATAAACTTCCCTTTCTAGCCGTCGATAACGGGCATCAGAGTGCCAGACCTCATCAGTCTGAGGGGTATACACACCATCCCTTGTTTGGATGGGAGCACCCTTACTTAGTCTCAGTGTAGAAGGCTGATATATGTTCAAATCGCTCACGTTCGGCGGCAAGTCGGTCACGCAAGAGGTCAGCCCGATCAGCATCATTGCTGTTACCGCTGTCGCGCAGCTTCTCAATAGCTTGCGTAATCGCATCTTGCCTGTCATTGTGTTCTTTATGTAAGTCATAATAGAATTTTTTATTTTTAAGAGTTAGAAAAAGCTCTAAGGATTTTAAAACGGATTTAATTATTGCGAACATGTGGTTTTTTTCTCCCAGTTAAAAATTTCCACCTCTTTGCCATTTTCGTATATCTCTTTTACAGAACCGCCCACGCTCTTAGCGCAGTCGATAGCCCACATAAGCGAACCTTCCAACCGTGGACTGTAGCCATGGTGATACTCGCCCTTGCGCGTGTAAACGTTATATTTTATGGGTTTACTTTTCATTGCTGTGGTATGAATTCAATTGCTACTCTCCCAACATTTTGTTCATTGTCGGAGAGATATCCATTAATAACAACTCGATCAGGCAAAAAGTCAATATTTTTTTCATCTAAAAGGTATTTTTTACCATCAAATGATAGCTCTCGAACTATAGAGTGGCAAACTGGAAAAGAACCTCCTGCTAAAACACACTCACGCCCCATTAAATGGTGGGTGGTTTTATTTGCGCCCACCACCTTGAACCTTAAGTCCTTAGTCATATATTCTTTATTACACCAAACGACGGTATTATCGTCATCATTAAAGATAATAGCTCTTTTATCGTATCTTTCAATCCATTTTTTAAAAGACTTAAACTTAAAATTACGCCGTATTTGGCTTTTTAAATAATTTTTATTATGATCCTTTAGAGCCATGTCAAAAGCAGCGTGAGTAGCCTCGATTAATTTAATACTGGTGAAATTTCTTCTTACCCCAAACAGAAAACTAACATCGAGACAGTTCTCTTCCACATACAGGAAAGCAAACCCCA